CAGAACCCCCACCACCCGACGCTTCCAACGGATATACCGAAGTAACATCCCCGCCATCCAACGACGCCTTACCCTTACGCAAAGCCTTGATCGCCCGATCCTGCGCAACCTCATGCTGCCTCGACAAATCACTCATCCAACCACCCGCCGTTCACGCGTAGAACCCGACATCACATCACCCGCACCCAAACCAATCGACAAACTGTCAATCACATGAACCGAATTAATTCCCGCACGCTCCCGGCGAATCAGCACCGAATCAAACGGTTCCAACGCAGGGTTAGGCACCAACCCAAAATTCACTGAACTAGCGGTGCCAGCCTCTTTCTCAAGGATCGTCTGAGCAACATGCTCCGCCTGCACATCCGACCCAATATCCGGATGCGAATAAAACCGGGGCGCATGACCAAACGGCCCGAAATAATAGGTGGGGCTTTGAGGGTCATCATCGACCGCCTCACCCCTCGCCACATCCGCCGCCCCCGAATCCTCACCCGTAGCAATCACCTTGTTAAACGTGTTCGCCCTCGACCAAGTACGCGAAGCCTGAACAAGCACCCCACCATCACCCTCACTGATCTCCGCAACCGGTTCACCCACCGAATACGGAACAGCATCCAACTCACCATCACCATTAAAAAACACGGCAACACCAGCATTCAACGCCAAATCCTGCATACGTTCCGCCGTTTCCTCACCAGCCAACGCAAACAACGGCTTACCAACACTGATATTCGACACCGACGTGAACCCTTCAGCAACAGGAACATCCGCCCACGCCCCCTGAGCCAACGCCAAAATAATCTCCATGAACGGTGTATCCGCCGCGAACGTCACATCATCCTCAATCAACGCATACTGAAAACGACGAAACCGATCCATCCCAGTGACACGAACCCCCAAACCCGCCCCATCATCAGTCACCTCGAGATCCTCAATCCCAAACCAACCCAACGAAGTCAGCTCCCCCACATGGCCCTTCAACACATTGATCTCAGATCCATACGGGGCCAAACGGTCAGTCACATCCGTAGGCACCCACTCCGTGCCCTGCAACTCCAGATCACAAGAACCCCGTACCGCCGCTGTCCCATCCAAATTCACGGTGCCAGAAACCAACGGCAACTCCGACACAAACTCACCATCCGGCGAATACAAATGCGCCTCAACAGCAGCCTTATAGGAGCCAGCAACAATGCTGGCCCAAGAATCCGAAACCGGTCTCATTCCTCAAGCGCCCCAGACGGACGGTCAACCTCAGTCCACGGCAACACCTCATCATTCGCATGAACCCAAGACTTATCCGCCAACGGAGTTGAAGAACGATCCCCAAACACAACCCACCGTTCCGGTTCATCCGACGACACCGGGGCCTGCAACAACATCGGCACCTGCAAATCCAAAGTGTTCATCAACGCCTGCCGTTCAGCCGTGTCCTCAGTCAACACCACAATTGACCCCGTAACAGGACCAGCCGTATCCGACACAACAACAACGCGACTTGAACCCAACACCTTATGAACCGTTTGGTTAGCCGCAACCTCAAACCCAGGAACAGAACGAACAATTCCCAACTCAAGATTCAACGACGGTTTCGAATTATGTTTCAGCCACCACGAAGCAGAAGACCAGCCACCAGACCCGGACTGCCAATCCGAATATGTTGAATACGTGCTATTGAAAGCCCTGGCGCGATAGCTGACCGTTGACCCATTCGGGGCCTCATAGTCATACAACGTCACCGCCGACCCCGGGAACGCAACCATTCCGTCTCCTAGCTCGGTGCGCACATTCGTCCACGAGGGCCCATCCGCCGACACGAATGCACCCTGAATCTCCAACGCCGTTAAAGCACGACTGTGCACAGACACCCACGCCTGCTTGCCATCAAACGGGTCGGCAGCAGTTGATGCCCTTGCGCCAATACAAAAGTTGCCGGGAGTAACACCCACAAAACCGGTGGCGGGTGTCTTGGATGAAACGGACACCCCATTCAGGTACAGGATTGCCTCCCTGGTAGTGTCGTTATAGGTAAGCGCCCAATGAACCCATTGGCCGTTACCGGGCCACGCGCTTGTCCACGTGACAGAAGCACCGCTCGCGGGAAAGAACACCACGTCATCACTGCCGGACGCAAGCCTAAAAATCATGGGACCGGAGGTGCCGTCCGTGCCAATCAGTGCATCTCCAGACGAACTGGTGTCCCTATAAGCCCACCCCATAAACGTGCGATTACTGGATGCCACGCTAGATGCGTAACTAGTTGTGATCCGGTCGTCCGTGCCATCGAAATCCGTAGCACCCTCATCACCAACCATGAGCGGCCCCGCCACCCCACCAACAGTCACTCCCCCCACAGCCGTACCGTTACGACCATTGCCCGACGCGTCAATTAGACCATCAGCGGCACCGAGCGGAAGAAGCAACGAGCAATCAAGACCCGCCACAAACCCCTCGTAGCTTTCATCACCCACAGAACGCTGCACATGAAAATAGTTGGTGCCCGTGTCACCCGAAGTGTCATCCACCTCAAGCTTCACGCGACCATTACTGTTCTCCCCTGTCACCGTCAACGTAGGAACCCCAGGGTTAGGGGCATCCACCGTAAACGCCTCATAATCCCAATCCGACCACAAGTCCGTAGCGTTAGCCGCAGCAACCCGCACATACGCCCTGTAGTTCCCGTCAGCCAACGATGAGTTAGCGAATAGTACGCTCGACTGACCCGAAGCAAACGAAGTGAAAAGAGTGGGTGTCGAAGAACTCGGATTGAACCCGCCAGCCCCATACTGAGCAGCCGAGAAAATCTTCACCTCATAGCTGTACGGGCCAACAGCATCCGGATCAAAAACTGAACTCCACTCAACCGTAACCTCATTCGTGGTCACCGTCCCAGTCGGAGCAGTAACCGTCACCGTCGGCTTGACGTAATACAAAACACGAATCGAAGCCTCATACACAATCAACTGCGACAAACTCCCGCAACTAATCCCACCAATAGCAGCATCAACACCCGCATCAGTGATCGCCCCATAACCCCTAGCGGCACCACCCATCTCCGCAGGCAACGTGCCAGTAACCGCAGTCTGCGCCGACTGATTCCCATCCACATTCAAATTCGTGTCCAACCTGGCGGCAGCAGCACCGTTCTTCGCGCACCGGGCCATCAACTGCGCAAACACCAGTTGCGCACCAGAAGGCAACGTAAGATCCGCAAACCCCAACAGGCTTGCCTCACCATAATCATAAGTCACAAACGTACTGTCACTGTTATCCGACAGTGCCGCATGAACCGACGCACCAGTAATCGAACCGGAATTAGAACCCGTAGAAGTAGGGGCTAACCTCACATACGTCATACACCAACCCCCTGCCTAGCCAAACGATCCGACTGCCGGCGACTCTCCGAAATGCGTTTCTCAACCGCAACCTTGAACCTACGGTCACCAATCACAGCCTCAACCGGGTTCGGATGATCCGACACAATGTCACCATTCACAATCAGCTTCAAACCATTCCCAGCCATTTGCTCCGGAGTGAAAATACGTTCACCGTCCCTAAGCAAAGCCGGACCCTCAACCTGACCTGCCGGGGCACGGAAAACACCGCCCGTATGGAACTTCGGCATGTTGTCATAAACCCCGAACTTAGCCGCCTCAACAATGCTCGAAATGTCACCAATCGAAATACCGGCAGCAGCAGACTTCTCAACCGTGTCCTGAACACCCAAATCCTGCAACCTGAGCTTCGTGGTGAACAGTTCCCCGCCCGTACCGGACAAACCAACAAGGTCCGTGCGGCCCTCACGCAACGACCTCAAAGTTGAAGTCATTTCGTTCAAGCCCTTCCGGTAACCCGGCAACTTCCACCTATCGGCAGGACCAATCCGCTTGATTTCCCGCTTGTACGTGTCAACCCAGCCCTCCGCGAACGGGATTGCCACATTCAACAAATCCTTCTTGCGGTTCTGGCCAGCAAAAACCTTGCGGGTGTACCCAATAACGTCAGCGAGTTCCGCGTTCGTGTATTCCGAACCGCCAGGACCAGCGGCACTGTTCGCCTTCTGATCCGCAATATCCGCCAATTCGCCATAAAGCGCAATGTCTCGATCAGTGCGCTTCAACGGGTTCGTGAACCGGAACGAACGCGGCATCCCAGCCAACTGCGAATACACTTTCTCGCGACGCTTCTTAGCCCTCGCGCCACCCGTGTCCTGAACCCGCTCAAGCTTCTTCGCCAACCGGTCATTAGCGTCCTCGGCCCCGGTCATGTCCACGTTCGACATCAACCACCGGGCAACCTGACTCAAACGACCCAACCTGCGGTTCGGGTTAGCGACCGACGCGGCCTGCCCAGCTCGAATCAGAAAGTCCGTGGCTTCGTTGCGGCCCGGACGGGCACCACCACCGAACGTGCGGCCACCAGTCGCATCGAACTCACCGTACTTCGCGAACATGTCAAACAACGGCCAGTAAGAACCACGATTCAAAAGGGTCCGTACACGCTTCTCGCGAGACTCCCGACGGGCCTTAGACTGACGCGCACTCCTCTGCCGGTCACTCAACCCACCCTCATCACCGGCCTTCACGATCCCAGCATCACGCAGAATCTTCGACGCCTCATAGCCACCCTTGATGCGATCCGACAAAGCCGGAACACCAGGACGCTCCCAATCCTCCATGAAAATACGTGCCGTATCAGAAATCTTGTCGGCAGCATTCAGCTTGCCCTTCAAATCCATGCCACCGTGCATCAGCATGAACTGGGCCTGAAGAATCTCATCGTCCCACGACTTGCCCTTAGACGACGCGTAATTCTGAAGATCGTTCAAAGAAACCGGTGAAGTTGTGAATCCCCACAAGCCACCGCCGCCCGTGCCAACGGATGCCGGATTCCACGGCGGCAGCGCCTCCCGGTAAGCGTTACCGAGGATGCCTGATGTGGCACGGAAATCAAAGCCCTTACCGAGCAGGTACTTTCCAACGTTCTTTACGACACGGACCTGACCACCCGTGTAAAGAGCCTGCAGCAGCCCAACGATCCCGCCGCGACGGAAGAAAGCAAGGTGGTTATGAGGTCCGGTGGAGAAGGCGTCATTCATCAAGTTTTCGGTAAGACCGGCGATGTGCTTGCCCGCGAAATCCTGAAACGCTGCGGAAGGCGGAGCGAAGTCGAGTGCGCCCGGATTGTTCGGCGTACCTCGCTTGTGGGAAGAATTAGGAGCACCGTAGCTAGCGTTCTGAGGTCGCCAACCGTCCGTGATTGACACACCAAAACGGTTGGCCATGTAAGCGCCAACAGCGAGAGTGTGGGCATCAACCCACGCGGCATTGCCGAGATCCTTGAAGTCAGCAGGAGGGCCGATGTAGCCCGGGACAGAACTAGAAGCGGCGGCTGCCTGCTGACGGGCCTTCTTCAGCTTCTCATTTGCCTTCCCATGCAGGCTCCCAATCGCGGTGTTCGCGAGGTCCCGAGCCTTCGGAGAACCACCAATAATCTCCGGTTTCACAATTCCGCCAGAAGCAAAATGCGGCAACTGATTCCGAAGCGCAGAAGCCTCAGACTCACCCGACATCAACCTACGCTGACCATCAAACGTAAACACCTTCGTGCCAACCGGCATCGAAGTCACAACATTGTCAGCCGCCGTCGGCCTACCCGGAACAACCCCCGCCTTACCATCCGGCGTTTTGAACATTTCCCCTGGAGAAACCGCGACCGGCACCCCACCACCACGGAAAGCCTGACGAACCACGTTCACCAAACCACCACGACGCTTCGACTGAGGCTTCCCATCATTCTTGATGGCCCCAACCTTCGCCGCGAAATCCTCAATCATCCGGTCAGTAGCCGCCACCTGAACCGTCGGCATTGTCCGCATGTTCGAATTGATCTGACGCCGCTTGCTGTTCAGCGCATCAGCGAAATCACCAACCGACGTTTCCGCCTTACCAAACTGAATCTTTGAAGTACGTCCAACCTTCTCAATAGGGGCAGGCAACTGACCCAACGCCGTCCTGAGATTCCCGGCCTTCTTCGGCAACCGGCCCAACGCTGACTCAAACGTTGCCTGACGACCATTAATGCTCTGAAGGGCCTTCGCGTACTTCGGACCGATCTGACGTGCCGCGTCCGACAACACATTATTCAAACGCTTCTGTGTCGCATCACGATTCTTCAGCTTGTCAATGATCTGCTGCTCAAGTTGCTTCGCAACCTTCGTATTACCATTGTTCTTACGTTCGGCCTCCCACTTACGGCCCAACACCCTGATCGAACGATTCAACCCCGTCAACCGGGCCTTCTCCTGAACTACCTGATCTCTGGTACGAGAAGCAACAACCTTTCGCTCAACACCCTCAAGGCGCTCCGCCCGCTTCGCTTCCTTCGTCAGCTGAATGGTGCGACGCTTCGCCCGCTGCAAACGAACCTCAGCTCGCAACACCTCGCTAGACCCATCACCAAACCGCTGACGGGCACGACGCAAATCCGCCTCAGCCTCCCGCTCCTTCACCGTGGCCCCACGTGCCCGGTCCCTTGCAGCAGACGCAATACGAGACACCCGCTGCAACGACTTAGCCGCATCCATACGGGCACTCATCGTTGCCTGAAGCCTCGAAACCTCCCGATCGTCCCCCGCAAACACATTCAGGAAACGCTTAATGCCCCCATCCTGATCCACCGGAAACTGAACAAGCGCCTTCCCCAGCTCCACCACATTTCCGGCGGTTTCACCCAAAGTGTCATTGAAAATCTTTGTGTTCGGATCAATCGACCCAACCGTCCGCACGAACCCCGTCGCAGCCTGAGTTGCCTCACGCAACGCAGGGGTCAACAAAGTGCCAACCTTGATCTGCAACGTTTCATACGCCCCCGACAGCTCCTGCAAATCCCCCGAAAGATTGTCCATCTTCACGCTGGCAGTACGGGCAGCCGTGCCCTGCTTCTCGTTCTCCCTCGCGTACCGGCGCAAACCATCCTCGCCCGCCATGTAAAGCGCATTCAACGTGCGAATACCGTCCTGGCCCGCCAAAATCCCCAACGTCTTCGCCCGCTCGGCCTTCGTCATGCCATCAGTTGCCTTACGCAACTCCCGGCTAATGCCAACCGCCCGCTTCAACTCACCATTCTGAGTCAACCAATTAATGCCCAACTCTTTAGCGAGATCCGCCTGCTTCTTCGTCGGATTAATCAACTGAAGGAACGCAGCCTTCATTGACGTGCCAGCATCCGAATTCTTAATGCCAGCCGACGCCAACGCCTCCAACACCGTCACAGTGTTGTTCAAGTCATAACCAGCAAGTTTCGCGACCGAACCACCCTGCTTCAACGCCATCGCGAAATCATCAACATCAGCCGTTGTCTTGTTGGCCGCCGTAGCCAACATGTCCGCAATCTTCGCGGTATCACGGCCCGACAAACCAAACAACTGCATCGCATTAACCGTTGTCTCGGCAGCATCCGCAAGATCCAACTGGCCAGCAGCCGCCAAATTCAACGACGACTTCAACGCGCCACCCATAATCTGAGAAGCCGACAGGCCACCCTTAGCAAGCTCCGTTTGGGCCTTCGCTGCCTCAGACGCAGTAAAAGTAGTTGCGGCACCAAGCTTGATTGCCTGCGTTCGCAACTTATCCATCTGCGAACCAGTCGCACCCGAAATGGCCTTCAGGTTCGATAGTTCCTTATCGAAATCCTTAGTGACATTCACAGCGTCCACAAGCTGCTCAACCACCTTAGAACCAACAAAGCCAGCACCCAACGCGGCACCGGCCTTCAAACCAACACTCTTCAATTTTCCGGGAGCAAGCGAGGAGGCAAGACCACCCAACAAAGCTGAGTAATCACCAACAAACTTCACTGTTGCGCGACCAGCTTCAGGCATATCTCACCTCCTTTCGCTCACTAACCCATGCCACCCAGAAACGCGGTCAATTGATCAACCGACGTGACCCTGGAGGCGTCGTTCTTATGCCGTTCAAGCATCAACTCACCCCACGCCCCATCACGAGGCATGTGGTAAAGCAACACCCAAAGGCGTCTCACACACAAACGGTGTAACTCAACGGACAAATCCAGTCCGTAGAACCGTTGAAAATCAGCCTCGGCGGCGTCCAGCCCTTCCGGGTCCAGCCACACACCGAGGGACGCTATTTCCCCGTATCAACCCCGTACTGGCCGATAATGTCATCAACCAGCGCCGCACCCTCTTCAACATCAAGGTCCAGCGCCCAAACCTTTTCGGCCTGTTCGTCACCAAGAATTGCTTCAAGCAAAGGGGCAACCTCCACGTTTGTTTCGCTGATGTAGCGAACCGTCACGAACGGAAGTTTTGCGGGGAGTTTGAGCGTGAGGTCTTTAACCCTCACGCTCTTTCCCTTAGCGGCAGCCATTACGAGAAGTTAGTCTCGTCGGTAATGAGATTCCACGACTTGCCGGTAGTGGGCTTCAGTGCCTTCATGGTGATCGGGAACACCGCAGCAGCATTGTTAACCAGTGTGCTTTCAACTGCGCTCGCGACCGTGCCACGACCAATCGTGAAACGAATGTCCTTGGTGCCATCACCAATATCGGCAACCAGCGTGTATTCGGCAATCTCATCATTGGTTGACGGCGGCGAATAGGTGTAAACGCCCGCCGCGTCAGACCAGGAACCGCCACCGAAAGCCAGCGGCACGGTGTACTCGTTCCACTGCATCAGGTTGAAAGTAACCTGAGTGACCTGTGCGGTCTTGATAGTCCGGATTGGGTCGAGATCCTGATGGGCGTAAATGTCCTCAACGGTCGGCTCATACGAGAACGAGAACCCATCGGTAGAGGTATAGCCCAGATCAATGAAGCTCGCTGACGGGGCCGCCATCGTGGTAGGAACGCTTGCCGCCGCAGGGCCAAGGTAAATCTTAACCTGCTGTGCGACCAGCACTTCTTTGGCATCATTAGCCATTGTGTGATCCTCCTTGCCCTGAGGGCATGGTTGTGTATAGAACCGCCCTCGGGCGGGTAGCCCCTATGCGGGGCGGGGGGTTACTCTTCGATCAAGTCAAAACCGGCACGACGAACACCGGTACGTAAAGGTGCGTAGGCAGGATTGTTTTTGCTGCCCCACTCGTCAAGATGGCCGCCCTTATCGGTGTTCACAATGAACACGTCCGGTGACTGCTTCTCAACAATCACGGTGTTCTTGCCGGCACGGGCAGGCATGATTCGGTGCTTCACCGCGTTTACTTCATCGGCGGCAAGTTGCGCCTGGTCGGCAACAATGTCAGCGGTAGCATCCGCGATTTCCAGCAGGAACCGGGGATTAGGAATGAACATTAGGCTCGGCCTCCGACACATAAAGCTCGGCCTCCAGCACATACCGTTGCCGTGCCGTTTCAAACGCCGTGTCAGGAACCCTGCGCGGGCCACGCATAATCACGCATGTCACCGTCGCATCAACGTCAGCCTGCGGAAGATCCATGATCGCGGCACGAACATCAGCCGCCACGCCCTGCGCTTCCCCCTGGCCGCCGTCCTTACCGGCATAGCAATCCAGTTGAACGAAGTACCGAAGCAAGTAATCCGTCGGGCGGGTCCGATCATCCGTGTCCAACAACACGACCTTCACCCAAGCGGTGCCGGTCGAAGCAGGAACCTCCCCAACGATCCTGTGTCCCGTCCGATCCTTCAAAAACTCCGTAAGAAGCTTCTCAATGTCAATCATCAGCGCCAGCCACCCTCCGGGCCGCACACTCCACATGCGAAACCGAACCCGTCAACTCATTCCTCGCCCGGTACGGTTCCCCATCAACCTCATACTCCCGGCCATCCACAATCACTGCGTCACCCTGCTCCACATCAGTACCAACCGGGAAAAACACGTTCCAACCAGACTCGGCAAGATTGCCCCGCGAACCATCCTCCGAATCACCCAACGCGTTTTGCTTCTGAAAAGCACACAACGCCTGCACCGTCGTTTCCGCAGGAATCACATTTCCGTAATCATCCTCGGTGCCATCCTCACGACGCACTATCTGGCAAGGTGTTTTCATCAAGTCCTGAATCAAAACTCCTCCAACACGTGTCGCATTAGCAGCGGGTCACGGGCAGCCGCCCGGTAACGTTTGAACAAATTCCACGAACGATCCGAACCCTTACGGCGGCTCTGTTTCGGTTGCGGCGGATGCCAGAGGTGAACCAAGTCAGCGTCACCACGCCACGGCATTCCCTTCAAGCACGTCAACGCAAGCGCATGAGATTCATCCTCCTGGCCCCACCCAACAAACCTTGGGTCCAAAGGAACATCAACAAACGTTTCACGGGAGGCCACAACCATTCCGCCACCGGGAACGCCCCGGTAAGGACGCCGGTCAAACGGGTTTGGATAATCACCCGTTGCTTTGAATAGCTCCGTGCCTTCTTCCGTCAACCGAAATACTTTGCCGTGAGGAATCGCCCACGGTGCCCCGTCAGCTACGGCCTCGATCGCGGCAGGTATGCCGTCTGTCAGGCAATCGGCATCCGCGAGGATGACCAGATCATGCGAGGCCGCCGCAACCCCAGCGTTCGCTGCATGTCCCTTCACCCATCCATTGGGCATGGGGGGTGCCGAGACGATTACTTCCGAATCGGGATGCTCGTCCTCCCACCACCGCTTGACAAACCCAAGATTTAGCTCCCGTACAGAGCAACCAGGGCTCCACGGGATGACAACGGAAAAGGCCATTTCGCCGTTACGACCTCAACCATTCGCTTCTAGCCGCCTCGAAAATCTGGCGGTCATGCTCCCAACCCCGCCCGTTACCCTTCGCGTCCGTCGCATCCGGCTCCCGGGTACCCCACGCATGATGCCGATGCTCAATCACCGCATCCTCAGCCCAAGCCGTAACTCCACGATGAACAGCGAGCTGCCACACCATCGTTTCGCAGAAATTGTGGTGAAGCTCAGTCGAAAACACCTCACCGGGCCGCCGCCAAACACACCCCGGGTCTTCAATGTAGGACCGGCGAATGACCGGCATAGTTGCGTGCGAACGATCCGCCGTCGCAGGGGTCAAATCATCCGTGCCAACAACATGAACCCCAGGATTCTCAAACTCATTCAGGACAGCCGCAAGCCAACCGTCCCGAAACCACACATCATCAGCCGTCGGCAGAATGAACTCATCATTCGACGCTGCGTAACCAGCGTTTGTTTTGACCGGGTAGCTGCCGTCACAAAGAACGAACCGGCAAAACTCCGCTTCTTTCACGGCCTCCCGGCTCTCCCGGTCGGCATGATCCAAAACGAAAATCAGTGAATACGAACCAACAGGGGTTGTGTCCGCAATGTTCGAAGCGAGCGGACCAATCTTGTCTGCCCGCCCCAAAGTGGGAACCAAAATGCCAACCTTCAAACCGGTGCCCCCATGATCGAATCGTGTATCCGCCAATGCCACTCGTCGCGTTCCTTCGGTGGCAAAGAACCATTCCGTGTCGTGTCAGAAAACCAGTACCTGTAAACAGCGTCGGGGCAAGGCTGAACGTCACCGCCAGCCTTCCAGCACCGAAGCCACACGGACCAGTCTTCATAGATCGGTTCGTCCTGCCAGCCCCCCGCATCCTTGAGCAAATGCGTAGAAACCATTGCGCCGACCGTCACCCAATTCCCCTCCGGCAAACACCCGCCGACGCACTCATGCCGATGCCCCCACACCCTCGGCATGTACCGGCCACGCTTGTTACGGCCCCTGCGAACTCGTTGAACGGACGGGGCACGAACATCACCCTTCCCGGCAAGCATTGCGTCCACATAGCCCGGTGAAAGCTCATCATCAGCATCCAGATAAATAATCCACCCATCACACCGCCCCAGAGCCTCGTTACGTGCCCCGTGAAGCGTTTCCCCATGAACCGTAAGGATCTCTGCCCCCTGGCCCTCAGCGGACGGCACAGCGCGTGTCAACGCCAAATCCCGCCACATTTCATCACCGAACGTACACACCGCAATCGTTACGTCCACAGAACCCGTCTCCTCCTGTGAATCCTGCGGTCACGCTGCCGCGTCTTCAAACCCTTCTCATACGTCCAGTCCATCTCCCCTGAACCATCAAAATAATGGGAGTGATGAACCTTCGCGTCGGTAGCAATATGAATTACGCCGCGCTGCTGGCACGTGCCAATGAACTCATCATCAACGAAGTGGTGCCCGTACAGTTCACACAACGGGCCACGACGACCGTCAATCGTCGGCATCAGCGCGTAATCCCTAGCAATCAAGAAATGCGGGGCATGATGTCCAAGACGATTGCGTTTCGTTACGTCATCCGTCACACCCACAACCCGAATCTGATCCGACAAACAAGCCTTAGCCGCCTCAAACCAGCCCGGCAGAAACGTAATGTCATCCGCCCCCGCGAACACCAACGGAGCATCCGTCTCCCGAACACCCACGTTGATCTTCTTCGGGTAACTACCACCCGGAGTTATGTAATTCGCGCCGGCCTCATCCAACGCCGCCAACTCCGGCTTGTCACCCGGATCGGCAATAAACAGGATCTCTGCGTCAGGAACCGTGTTCCTGGCGGACTCAAGCAACGGTTCTACCCGGTGCGGACGCTTCAACACCGGAACAAGAATCGTTAGCTCCGTCAAGACCCCTCATGGCAGTCAAGTTCTTCGCACAGTTCGTCCAGCACATTTGATGCCCTGGCCGAACCCGCGTTCGAACCGAGCAGGGTCCGGCGAATGACAAGCACCTCAACATCAGACAAGGACATGGCCGATGACACGTCCCGGTTGAAGTTCTCGGAGTAGCTGTAAGAACCAATCGTTTCCGACCGGGAAAACAGGCCGTTCGGGTTCGCCAGTGCCCGGCATGTCAGTTCAATACAAAACCCACGAATCACCGTGGGAACCGGTGACAAGGCGGAAGCCTCAGCATCGGACAAATCTGCCGCGTTGCCTATCGCGGCAGTAGCCAGATCAAGCAGAAGCTCAACCTGATCCTCCTCAATGGAGGTGAGTTCGCGGCCAAGCCGCGTTTCCACATCAGTAGAGGTCGCGAAAGCCACGACTCACCTCCAAAGGAAGGAAGGGATCAGGAACCTACGTCGCCCAGAACAGCAAACGGGTAACGATTCGCCTCAACCTCATTCTTCCGGTTGATCGGATTCGCGACCGCGTACCCGTACCGGACCACAACGCGCAGGGCCTTCGAGTCCTGCTGCATCAGGTTGAGAATGACCTTGCCGTCACCGTCCGAGATCACACCTTCCTCGAAGATCTTGAAGGTGATGTCCTGGCGAACACCGACAACGAGCTTGTTCCAGTCGCCGGCGATGACGTCGTAATCGGAATCCCACGCGCCGTTCTGGTCGCTGTAGATCACCGGCTCGCCATACAGGGTCGCCGGAGTGCCAGCGGTCAGCGACGGCTGGAAAATCAGGTTGCCATCCTCGTCCCGCAGGCCACGCAGACGGGCCTTGATGCCGGTCCGGGCAGCAAACCCGTTCACAGCGAACCCGTCCTCTTCGACCAGCGACATGAGGCCACCCTCACCGCCGATGTCCGACCCGATGTCCGACTTGCCAGACGCCCAGTCGATGTCACCGGGCGCAATCGCGTTCCCGGCCTGAACCGCACCCGTCACGACCGCGTCCTCCGTGAACGGGTTGTTTACGTCGAACAGAACCGCAGCATCGTAGGCGGCACCAATGGCCTCCACAAGCAGCGGACGGACCTCACCGAAAATGTCGATGGCCGAGTCATCGGCAACCGCATCCGGGATCGGCACGACCACGGCAAGCTCCTCAGCTTCGAGGTACTTGTTTGCCCACTGGGCCTCGGTGGTCTGCTTCAGCCCCGTGTCACCGCTGACCCAGTATGCCTCGGGCAGCGCGGAAAGAACGGGGGTCCGTTCCTTCTTCGTGGACATGGTGACCTTCCGGCCAAGAGACAGGGCAGCCGACGCGGCCGGCAGCCCCTTGATGATCTCGTTTCGTTCCTTCTCAGGGATAAGCGCACCAGCATCGGTGCGACTGATGATGTCGTTGACAGCCACAGTGGGCCTCCTTCGTTTTGATTAGGAGAGGCCCACCGGGCCTCGGTTAGCCGCGGGCAGAAGCGCCGCGGATGATGTCGTTGAACGACCGCTCACCGGAAGTGGCCTCGCCCTTCCCGGCATCGGTGTCCACGGACGGTCCTTCGTCGGTCTTGACCAGTTCAGCCAGCCGCTCAGCGTCCGCTTCAAGCTCTTCCTCCGTGCCACCGCGCAAACGCTCGGCAAGCTCCGGAGGCAGCTTCGTTTTGCTGGCAACCTTCAGACGCAGCAGCTCGGCCTCGGCCTTGCTCGCACGGTCCTCCAGCGCCTTCCGGGCTTCCTCAGCCTTCTCGGCCTCGGTTTTGTCCCGGTCCTCGTACTCCTTCAGCTTCGCCTGGTTCGATTCCAGTTCCTGACGAGCCGCCTTGTACGCCTTCTCATGCTTTCGGGCCTTCGCCTTCCAGTCATCATCCGGCGTCACCTTCGTGTCCTCTACCGTCTCTTCGACAGCCTCGGTTTCCTCCGTCGATTCTTCTTCGGAGGTGGTTTCCTCTTCGGCCATTCGGCCTCCTCGGGTAGGCCGCTATTCAGCGGCGTTTACGAAATCTCAGAAAGAGACTTGAAGTTGTGTGACGGGTCCATCAAGACCGCGCCAAGCTCCCCGTGCTGCCGTACCGCAACCCCGTTCGGCAGGAGCGCCGCACCCTCATGCGGCTCGGTCAAGGGTTCCAGTGAGCAACCGCAATGCGGATGAAGCGGCATCGCGGACCCGGACTTCACATACGCCCCGTTCACCGTCAAACAGAACTGGCAGGCATCGCCGTCAGCGACCCGGCGATAACCGAAACCCGTGTCCAACGCCCCGGCAGTCGCCCGCATCGCCAGTTGCGGATCAGTCGCCGCGGCAGTCACCGCACGAACCCGGCCCAAATCAACCGCGGCAGTCCAGAGAGTGCCGGCTTCCAACGCCGCCCAAACATCCACGAACGGCCGGGCGTAAACCTCTTCAAGCGGAACACCGCCCCGCAAACCCGCAATCACCCGGTCAGCATCGAACCCTGCAGGTTGCTCCTCACGCGCCCGCGCAATATACGCGGCAGTCAGGTTCA